GGAGATTTCTGTGACCATAGAGGCGCTAATACCTAACTTTGCGGCAAAATCACGTTTGTCGCTTACTTTTTTATCTCTTAAAAGTGTCTCGTATGCCTCTATAAAACGGGCGGAGACGTCGTTTTTTGCTTCCATAATACAGAATATTGAATTATTTAGCCCGAAAAATTTGGTAGTTAATACAGAATACTGTATCTTTGCAACGTGTTTAAGATTAAACGCGCGGCCAAAGATAGTGAAAAAGGCCGAGAATTACAAATTTTAGCAATTAAAGAATATGAACGATACAGAAATAAAGGAGTGGCAGACGCAGAGCGTGAAGCACAAGGTGGCAATGGTCCTGATAATGGATGGTGTTAGTTTCAGCTACACTGAAGAGGATGGCATTGTATTTACAGCACCTGAATGTTATGTGGCGAGATTGATAAGGCGACTGATGAGCTGCTACGGATGCAGCGTAAGGCCGAAGTTCAAGGAAATTGTCTGAGGTAAGAAGATTGAGGGATAACACGGAAGCCCCGTAGGCTGCACTGGATAGTCAGCCGCCGCACTGGATAGTCGGCAGGGGCGGCCTCGGATGACGGCGGGAAAGACCGCAGGAGTGGCAGGTTTGCCATGCGCTGGATAGCCATGTGGGGTTCGACTCCCCAACACTCCACGAACAAAAGTAATAACGAACTAAAAACAGAGGACAATGAAAAGAGTGATAACAGTAACCCGCTCCCAGCGGGAGTTTTTGGCAAAGGCCTTCGGTGTGACGAAGGAGATGGTGAGCTACGCATTGAACTTTCACCCGGTGAAGGGTCAGAGCGACTTGGCAAAGAAGATACGCAGCCTTGCCGTTCAGCGTGGCGGTTTTGAGCTTGTTACGGCTCCTACGAGCGAGGTGGTGCATGACGCAGACAACATGATGCGCCAGCACTTCGAGAACGGCTGGATGTGGGAAGGCGACAAGAACACGGGCGTACTTGAGTTGAAGGACGAGAAAGGCGACGTGGTGGAACGCATCGAGCACGCCGGGTTTACAGACATCAAGACCGTGCAGGAGAAGGTGGAAGCCATGTGCTGCGCCACTATGTAAGGAGAGAACCGCAAGAAGGAAAACAAAGACAAAAGGAAATGGAGTACTACAACAAGATATTGTGCGTGACGTTTGCCGAGCTGACGGGCGGTGTTGAGCCGGTGATGAAGGCGAGCACCTTGCGTCAGAACGTATGCAGGAGCAACATTGCTTGTGCGAGGCGTGGCGGCGGCGAGGGGACTCAGGCACTGTATGTGTGGAGCAGTATTCCGGAGAAGTACAGACGGCGGTTTGTGGCGACATACGGTGACCCAGAAGAAAAGATGCGAGAGGCTATGACGAAGGCGAGCATAAAGATAGATGCGAAGGCGCGTGAGTTTTACGAAGCCTACACCTATATGGACAAGGACGGGCAGGAGCGGCACCTGACGGAGAAGATGATAGAGGAATATACCATCAACGCCTCGGTGCTTGGCGAGCTGGAAAAGATGACGGCAAGACGCCAGGCCATCCGCAGCAGTCTGAATGCTCCGATGTCGGGTGCGTGGGACTTGATACTTGACAGTTCGGAACGTATGCGCGAGAGCTACGGACACACGCTTCCTGGCACATTGGCGCGACTGAAGACGCGACTGAAGGCTTGGAAGGCCGATGGCTACCAGAGCGTGGTGAGCGGCAAGCTGGGCAACTCTTCGGCACTGAAGATAACCGGTGACTTTCTGAAACTGATTGTGGCTCTGAAGCGCAGCAAGGTGCCGGTGTATACCGACGCGCAGCTGTTTGAAAAGGCGAACGAGATAGCCGAGGAAAGAGGCTGGAAGCCGATTAGAAGCCTGAGCGGTATGAAGAAATGGCTGAACAGCCCGTCGGTGGAGCCTTTATGGTATGACGCCGTATATGGTGAGCAGGCTGCGCGTCAGCGTTACGGCAGAAAGCACAAGACTGCACTTCCGACACGCAGGGACACACTGTGGTATGGTGACGGCACGAAGCTGAACCTTTACTATAGGGACGAGCAGGGCAAGGTGCGGACGACCCAGGTGTATGAGGTGATCGACGCGATGAGCGAGGTGCTTCTGGGCTACTGCATCAGCGACACAGAGGACTATGAGGCCCAATACCACGCCTACCGCATGGCAATCCAGAAGAGCGGCCATAAGCCTTATGAGATTGTTTATGACAACCAGGGCGGCCACAAGAAGCTGGACTCGGACGGTTTTATCGGGAAGATCTGCAGGGTGCACCGCCCGACACAGCCCTACAACGGCGAGTCGAAGACGATAGAGAGCGTGTTCGGACGGTTTCAGGCTCAGGTGCTGCACAAGGACTGGCGCTTCACGGGTCAGAACGTGACGGCGAAGAAGGCGTCGAGCCGCCCGAACGTGGAGTTTATCGAAGCCAACAAGGACAGTCTGTACACTCTGGAGGAGCTGAAAGATGCCTATGCCGCAGCCCGTAAGGAATGGAACGAGGGTGTGCACCCTGCGACGGGCGAGCGTAGGATAGACATGTATGAGAAGAGCGTGAACGAGGAGACCCAGGAAGTGACGCTGCACGACATGGTGGACATGTTCTGGGTGTTTACGAAACGCATGGCGACGTTCACGGACCAGGGACTGCAGGTGACGATCAAAGGCGAGAAGCGGCAGTACGAAGTGTGCTCTTCGCCCGGCGTACCCGACCACGAGTGGCGAAGGAAACACACCTACGAGCGTTTCGTCGTGGCTTACGACCCTTACGACTTTGCGAGCATCAGACTCTATACAAAAGGAACAGACGGCTCGCTGCGCTTTGAGCGGACGGCAGAACCCTACATACTGATACACCGAGCGCTGCAAGACCAGCAGGGGACGGACGATGCGAAGTTTATCCGCCAGGAGCAGGAAGCCAACCTTCAGGACCGCATAGAGCGGACAGTAGCCGGCCGGACGATAGCCGCCGAGCATGGCACGGACGCGGAGCAGCAGGGTCTGCACAGTCCGAAGCTGAAGGGCACGACGGCAGCCGTGCAGCGGCAGATAGACCACCGCATGGAGCGTTACTCGCAGCCGCCTGAGCAGTACCAGCTTGGAAGACACACGAAATCGCTGAGCCTTGACGACTGGCTGGACGTGATGGAGGGCGGTGATGATGGCGACACGCCGAGAATACTGCTTCCGATGGAGAAGAAGATTGCATCAAAACTGTAGAATCAATAAAAACAAACGATATGAACGAGAAACAGAAAGAACAGATACGCGAGGCCCTTCGCCTCTATGTGATGAAATATCCGAGCCAAAACAAGGCAGCAGCCAGTCTGGACGGTACGAGTGCGGGCACGGTAAGCTCGGTGCTGAGCGGCAAGTGGGAGAACATCAGCGACGACATGTGGCGAAAGATAGCCTCGCAGGTGGGAACCGCCACCCCCGGTGCCTGGCAGATGGTGGAGACCACGGCAGCAAAGGAGATGGCCTATGCGATGACTGACGCCCAGGAATGGAAGAACGTGACCTGGGTGGTGGGCGAAGCCGGATGCGGCAAGACCACGGCAGCGCGGCTTTACGAGCGTGAGCACAGCGGTGCCTACTACGTTCTGTGCTCGGAAGACATGAAGCGCAGCGACTTTATCCGCGACATTGCGAAGAAGATAGGTCTGAGGACTGACGGCATGACGATAAGAGACATGCTTGACGCGATCATCGGCGCGCTGATACAGACGGAGAACCCGGTGCTGCTGTTCGATGAAGCTGACAAGCTGACGGAAAGAGTGTTCCACTACTTCATAGACCTGTATAACAGGCTTGAGGACAAATGCGGCATCGTGTTTTTCTCGACCTCTTATATCAAGCGCAGGATGAAGATGGGACTGCGTTATGACAAGAAAGGCTATAACGAGATACACTCCAGGATAGGACGCAAGTTCTTCGAGCTGGAGCAAACAAGTCCGAACGACGTTTATGCGATCTGCGTGGCGAACGGACTGACCGACCGCAAGAAGATAGCTGAGGTGGTGAAGGACGCCGAGCAATATGACTTCGACCTGCGCAGGGTGAAGAAAGGTGTACACAGAGTGAAGCAGATGGACGCTTGAACGGTGTTCAAATAACATTCAAACGATATGAAAAGAGCGATAAGCGTGAGCGAGCTGCTTGCGATGAAGAAGCAGACCTACAAGCTGAGCGACGAGTGGCGGGAGGCGTTTGGCGAGCCTGAGCGGAACGGTGTGTGGTTCGTGTGGGGTCGAAGCGGAAGCGGCAAGACGAGTTTCGTGCTGAAGCTGTGCAAGGAACTATGCAGATTCGGGCGAGTGGCTTATGACAGTCTGGAGGAAGGTTCGAGCCTGACGATGAAGAACGCCTTTATACGAGCCGGGATGCAGGACGTGGCACGCCGAATGGTGCTGCTGGATGCCGAGAGCATGGAGGACCTTGACAAGCGGCTGTCTAAAAGGAAAAGCCCCGACACGGTGGTGATAGACTCCTACCAGTATACGGGCATGAGCTTTGAGGACTATCTGGCTTTCAAGGCCCGGCATCCCAACAAGCTGCTCGTCATCATCAGCCAAGCCGAGGGCACACGCCCGAAGGGGCGTACAGCGGTGAGCGTGATGTTTGATGCCTCGCTGAAGATATGGGTGGAGGGATATAGAGCCATATCGAAGGGGCGATATTTCGGGGATAAGGGCTACTACACCATCTGGGCGGAGCGAGCCGAAGAATACTGGACCAATAACGACAAGAAGCAATGAGTAAGGACATGAACGACTACCGGCAGGGTGACACGATATACATTCTGCTGAAGAAGAGCCAGGCGGAGGGTGTGATGGACGAATGGCTGGAGGGCAACTGGCAATGTGACCTAACGGTACACCGCAGCCACAAGAACAAAGGATGTGTGGTGCTGGAGACCACCGACCTGATGTTTGCGGCACGGATTATCCAGTGGCACACTTATGAGAAAGTAACATATAAACGCGAGAAACAATGAGCAGTAAGCACCGAATGATATGGCTGACGCCCCCAGTTTACGGCAGCAAGGAAGAACGGATCGAGAGCCGAGGATATACTTGCGAATACTGTCATGGTCAGGGCGGTTTTTTAGGCGACCGGAGCAGCCCGAATGACAGCGAATGGAAAATATGCCCTGTGTGTGAGGGCAGCGGCAAGATGGACGCCGAAGTGACCATCAAGTGGAAACCCAACAAACGAGAAAATGACAAACAAAGAACCCATAAATATTGACGCAATGAAAGTTTTAGACGAGTTGAAAGCGTGGCTGAACGCAGAGCGCAAGGCCCGCAACGAGAAAAAGGCTGCGAAGAAAGCAGCAGCCTTGGTTAGAGAGAGCGAAGCAATAGTTCAGGCTCGCGAGTTCAGCGGTGAGGTGTACGTATGTTTCAACAACGTGCCTATACTGCCAGCCGACGGGCTGACCTGGGACGTGCCGACGACACTTGCCGTGGCGAGGGAGGCGTGGCTGAAATGGAAAGAAAAGGAGGCAGAGCATGAACCACGTCGATAACTACGGGAAGTTCTACAAGCTGCTGAAGCTGCTTCCCGGCGCAGACAAGGAGACCTTGGTGCGGCAGTTTACCAACGAGAGAACCGAGCACTTGCGGCAGATGACCGACAAGGAGTATGAGCTTATGTGCAAGGAAATGGAGCGTGTGGCGGGCTACGACGAACGGCGTGCCGCTCTGCTGAAGGCGAAGCGCAAGGCGCGTAGCGGCGTGCTGCACCAGATGCAGCTGTGGGGTGTGAACACGGCAGACTGGCAAGCCGTGGACCGCTTCTGCGAGGACAAACGGATAGCGGGCAAGGCTTTCCGCTTCCTGGACACAGAAGAGCTGAGCATCCTCAACACTAAGTTGCGTGCAATGAATCGTAAAAAAGATAACTAAAAAAAACAATTATGACCACAAAAGAAAAAATGGAACAGATGTTCGGCTGGCTTGGCAGAACAGAGAAATGCGAGTTTATTTCGAACCATATTGAGTATGCGAGTATGCATGCAATAGTAGAGCGTGCAAAACCTTTCATCTTTGACTTGCTTGATGAGTGTGATTTTGACATGATAAAAGATTATGTTGAAAGCCGAGAGGAAAAATAAAAAAACAATTAAAAACAGTAAGACAATGGAAACAAAGAACGAGACAGTGGACCCTTTGAAGGGTATGACAAAGGAGCAGCGTGCCGAGCTGTTAGCACGGCTGCAGACCGAGGTGAAGAACGACCGCATGGCGAAGCGCGAGAGCTACGAGGCGCTGCGTGGGCAGTTTATGCATGACGTTCTGGGCAGAGTGGAGAACTTGGAGAGCGAGGTTTCGGGCTTCAAGAAATGGCTTGACGACGAGGTGACGGCTTTCACGAAACTCATGCGCGAGTACGGCGCTGTGAAGAACGAGAGCCAGCAGAGCTACACGATCACAGACGGGGACTTCAAACTTGAGGTGAAGTTTAACAAGGTGAAGGGCTTTGACGAGCGTGCAGACCTTGCGGCCGAGCGTCTTGTGGACTACCTGAAACGCTACATGGAGGCGAGCGAGAAGGGCGTGGAGGACCCGATGTACCAGACGGGCGACCTGGACTACAAGAGCATCTCCAAGCTTTATGAGCTGGAAGACCGCTTTGACGAGGAGTATGCAGAAATCATGCGTCTGTTCAAGGAAGCCAATGTGGTGCAGGCCACGGCGACGAACTACTACTTCTCTAAGCGCAATCCGGAGAACGGTGTGTGGAGCCGCATAGAGCCGAGCTTCTGCAGGTTGTGATGATGTGCTGGGCCTTTTTGAGCCTTTCTAAGCCTTTGGAGGGCGCAAGATGAATAAAGCCACCTAAATATGAGCGATTTAGGTGGCTTTTTGATTGCGGTTTAAGGGAAAAAGTTTATTTTTGCAGACTATGAGCAAAGGACGAGACAAGGCACTGATAAGCGCGAGAGACAGAAAGCTGTTTGAGCGCTATTACTATTGGACTGAAGTGAAAAGACTTCGGTTCGATGACGCATTGCAGAAACTCTCGTCGGAAGAATTTTTCATCAGTGAAGGCCGTATCATGCAGATAATCCGCAAGATGATACGCGAAGGCGAGAAGGTGGACGGCGTGGAGCTTCCAGCCGTTGGTTTCAGCGGTTTTCGCGTATCACCGAAAGCGAAATGCGACGCGCGGCAACTTTCACTTTTTCCGTGACAACGGACTCCGATACCGTTGTCTTGTAAGACATTTCATAAACCTTTATTCCGTGGTTAAACGTGTAGAAGCGTGAGGCTGTGCGTACGAGAGCGCCATCATCAGCAGGACGAAAGTTCTGCAGGACGGCATGCAACTCATGTCGCAGAGCGTTGCGCTCATTGATGCGTTCGGTGGTGTCAGAGCCATAGTGCGTGTCATCGTAGCAGTCGATGCAGAGGCGTATGCGTAATGTACAGACCCCCTTTTGAATGCCTGGTGCGAGATTGGACCATTCTGTTTCCGGTGCATCGATGAGGACGCACGGGAATGTGATGGGGTACATCTGGCGTTCATCGTCGGTGTCGTCGATGTTTTCGAGTTGGCCATAGTCCTCGTCAACAAGCGAGAGCGTAGGAATGGACTTAGCAATAAGGGGTATGAGTTCAGATATTAAGTATTCCATTTTCTATGCGTTTAATAGAGTCGTTGATAATCGTGTTGATTTTCTGCTTCAACTCACGGCTGTCTCCCATGAACTGACGCTGCGGGATGCGTGCAGTGATGCTCAGTTTGGACTTCTTGGTGAGTGCGAGTGCGCGCCACTTGGCGGCTGTAGCCGGGAGCTGTTTTGGCAGCTTGCCCTTGCCCTTGACACCTGCGAGAGCATAGACCTTGGCCCATGCGAAGCGCCGCATGCGCTTGGTGACAGACGGGTGTGTGTTGATGGTGCCGCCATTGTTGTGTATGGCAGCATAGGGCACAGGGTTTGTGACCGTGACCTGTCCGGGCTGTGAGGAGTACTGAATGGATCGCATGAGGTGGTCACGGCGCGAAGTGAGCGGCGTGTACTTGGCATCGGGACCGCCTTCACGTTGTCGTCGCGTAGTTTTCCATGGGTGTAGCCCGTCGTCACGCCAGCCAGCATCGCGGAAGTTTTGTTTGAAATGATTGACGGCTACGATGCCCACCTTGTGCGGCAGTCGGTCACGGACTTCGCGCTCGATGTCGTCCTTGAGACGGACGATGCGCTTTTGTATTTCTTTTGCGTCCAT